ATCACACGCCCCGCTTGCACAAACAACCCAACCTGTTTAGAATCGCCCAAGACACTCAGGATATATACGATGCATAGTGCGATTTATGCGGATACGTTACTGAGGTCGGTAGCCCTGTCTGTGGCGAGGAACGAAGTAGGTGCGAAGCGTCCACTTGCTGAAATAATCGAGTCAGAGGGCATAACCGCCGCAGAATACGACCAAATAAGCAAAAATCCTCAGTTTGTGCGGTACTACAAGCAGTATTGCAAGGACTTGCAGGAAAATGGATTCAGTTTCGAGGCTAAATCGAAGGTTTTGGCCGAAGATTTGCTGCCTATAGCGTATGCTATGGCGAGAGACCCCGATGTCCCTGCTCCTGTGCGGGCTAAAATTATCGAAAACATCGTAGATTGGGGTAATTTGAAGCCAAAACAGGGACAACTTGCAGTAACCGCAGGCTCCGGCTTCAGTATTGCGATAAATTTCCCCGATTCGGTGCCAAAAGCGGAGATTAAGGACGTAATTGACGCAGAAGATGCGGAAATTATCGAAAATGAGCCAAAAAACGCTGTAATACCCCTAAATGTACCACTTATAGATCAAAAAGCGCGTGAAAGTGTCGAAAATGAGCCAAAAAACGACCAAAAAAGCGAAATTATGGCGGCTTTAGAGTCCATTTTTGACGAGCCAGATGACTATGCTGGCGAAGATATTGATGTGTAAAGGGCCCGAAAATGAGCGATAACCACGTCGATTACAACCCACCATCCTCACTAGTGCCGTTTCTTACGTGTGAGTCCTTCATAAGCCTTATATCTGGGCCAGTTGGGTCTGGTAAGTCGTCTGCTGCAATGATCAAAATTGCCTATCACGCAAAGAAAATGCGACCGGGCAAGGATGGTGTGAGACGCAGTCGGGCGGTAATTGTGAGGAACACGAACCAGATGTTAACGGACGCGACAATACCCACGTTCATGACATGGTTCCCAGAGGGTGTGGCGGGATCGTTTGCACGTACCAACAAGGTGTTTACACTTAAGTTCGACGACGTAGAGTGCGAGGTGCTCTTTAGAGGGCTTGATGATGCCAACGACGTCCGTCGATTACTGTCGCTTGAGTGTTCATTTGGTATTTTAGACGAATATAGGGAGATACATCCAGATATTTTTAACGCTTTGCAGGGTCGTGTTGGGCGATTCCCTTCGGTAGCTAAAGGAGGCTGTGTAGACGACGATGGTACGCCAAATGCGCACATATGGGGCGCTACGAACGCGCCGGACTCAGATACGTTCTGGGAGCAGTACATGTCAGAGCCTCCAGAGACAGCGAAGATCTACATGCAACCTGACGCTCTCAGCGACGACGCCGACTGGAAACACAACCTCATCGAAGGATACTACGAGAAACTAGCCGAGGGTAAGACTGAGGACTGGGTCGACGTTTACATTCGTAACAAATTCGGGCGGTCATTGGCAGGTACTCCGGTGTACGAGCGCGACTTCGTTGAGGAATTTCACGTTGCAAAACAAGAACTTACGCCGGTTCCACTACCTGAATACCCCATAATTGTCGGCATCGACTTTGGTCGCACGCCGTGCGCTATCTTTAAGCAGCGAGACCCACGTGGGCGGGTACTGACACTTTCAGAGATCACATCGGAGAATATGGGGATAGAAACGTTCATTAGGACGATGCTAAACCCACATGTAGCCAACCACTACACAGGCTACGAGCTTGTTTGTGCGCCAGACCCCGCTGGGTTTATGAAGCAGCAGCTAAATGAGATGACGCTAGTAGATGCACTGCGTGCGGCAGGGTACCAGTGTGTGAAGCCGCCGTCGAACAAGCCAGAGTATCGCATAAACGCAGTTAGTCGCTTACTGAGTCAACAATTAGATGGTGAGGCGATGTACCTCGTAGATCCGCGCTGTACTATGCTCATTCGTGGGTTCCGGCACGGTTATAGGTACAAAAAGAAGCGCAGTGGTGAGTTAGAGGATAAGCCGGATAAGAACGAGTATTCGCACATCCACGACGCCAATCAGTACGCGGACAGTATCCTCGATATGCAGTTCAGAGGGTCGGTCACATCACAAACTAGAAAAGAAATCAAGAAGGTACGATACGTATATGCTTGATAAAACATCCACGTCTGATAAAATTGGCACATACCTGCATGCGGAGTAAGACCCTATGGCTATGGCATTGATTCCCGTAGCTAGCGCCAAAGACCTAGAAGATCAGGCCAAAAAGCGTAGCGATGAGTTGCAAAAACAGACGTATATTCAAGGACTTGCGGCGCATGCACGTAAACGCTGGGAGCTCGCCAAGAACTCCAAACAAGACTTAGAAGAGCGCATGTTGTCATGTGTTCGTCAGCGTAACGGCGAGTATGACCCGGACATTTTACAGGACATCCGTGAACAAGGCGGGTCCGACATCTTCGTCCAGCTGACCTCCGTTAAGTGTCGTGCGGCCACATCTTGGCTACGTGACACGCTTCTTGGTACTGGCATGGATAAGCCTTGGGCGATCGAGCCTAGCCCCGTACCGGACTTACCAGAAGAAGTTAAGCAATCCCTTCAAGCCCAGTTGTCGCAAGAGATCATGCAGGTCGTGCAGACTTCGGGTGCCATGCCGTCTGAAGAAGACCTACGCCAGATAGCGCTGTCTATGAAAGACGAAGCCATGCAGCTAGTGAAGGAAGAAGCTGCCGAGCGCGTAGACCGCATGGAGATGAAGATGGAAGATCAGCTGCTTGAGGGTGGCTGGTACAAAGCGTTCAACGAGTTCATCGAGGACATCGTTACGTTCCCGTTCGCAGTACTGAAAGGGCCGATCAAGCGTCGCCGCAAAGTAATGCAGTGGAACCAAGGCAAGTTAGAGCCCACCGAGGTTATTCGCAACGAGTGGGAGCGAGTAGATCCGTTCAACCTATACTGGGCCCCTTGGGCTTGGGATGTTAATGACGGGTTTGTTATAGAACGGCACCGCATGACTGCGGACGACTTACAAGCGCTGTTGGGCGTACCCGGCTACAATGATGATGCTATACGTTCGGTATTGGCTGACTTCAATGGTGGCACGCTGGGCGAATGGTTGTGGGTGGATTCATCTAAAGCAGAGGCAGAAGGCAAATACCTGCCAGACGCCGTACACACGGATGATCTCATCGACGCACTACAACTTTGGGATTCCATATCTGGCAAGGAGCTGCTGGAGTGGGGTGTTCCAGAGGAAGAAATTGCTGACCCATCGTTGAACTACCCGTGTGAGGTGTGGTTGATCGGTAATACAGTGATACGTGCGGTACTGAACTATGACCCACTGGGACGTAAGCCCTACTACCTGACATCGTACGAAGCCAAACCCGGCTCGGTGGACGGTAAAGGCGTTGCTGACCTATGCCGTGACTCGCAAGCGATGGTTAACGCGACTGCTCGCGCGATGGCAAATAACATGGGCATTTCATCTGGCCCACAAGTTGGCGTCAACATCAGTCGGCTTCCAGCGGGTGAAGACATCACCGATATGCATCCGTGGAAGATCTGGCAGTTCCAGAGTTCAGAGTTTAACGATGGGTCAGCTCCCCTACAGTTCTTCCAGCCTAACAGCAACGCGCAAGAGCTTATGGCGGTGTTTGAGAAGTTCTCAGAGCGCGCTGACGAAGATACGATGATTCCCAAGTACATGACTGGGGGTCACACTCCGGGAGCCAGCAGAACGTCGTCTGGGCTCTCTATGCTTATCTCTAACGCAGGGAAAGGCATCAAGCAGGTCATCAGTAACATCGACAAGAACGTGATCATACCGGCCATTGAGCGCCTCTACCACGACAACCTACGTTACAGCGAAG